AGTATTTCCAAAGATTTCCCGTGTATCATTTTCGTTTGGTGTGGAGGGAGATCCAGATCCGTCAATGTACTACTAAGGACGATGTATGTCAGAGAAGAAGAATAATGTTGTTTCATTTTCTGCAGTAGCCATAAAGAAACAGGAAAAAGAGAAAGAGTTAGAGTTTTATTATAGACACTTGGACATGTGTTTGCAGAAACAATCGTTCATAGAAATGGACATCAAGGTCACAAAAGAAATCATCGACATGATCGAAAATGAGACGGTTGTGTTGGTTGACGATTCTGTCCCTATTATAGAGATAGATGATGACGACTATGATCCTTTTGAGTAACATATTCACAAATTATATGTTACTTTTCGTATCATAACTCGTATATATAGTACTGAGTATGCCGAATGGTTCGGGTACTCTTTTAAACTTGCTTAATTTTAAGGAGTCACAACATGACATTAACAGCAAAACAACTGTTCCCACGTTCAGCATTCGTCGGATTTGATACTATGATCGACGAACTAGACAGGGTCGCACGACACTCGGGTGATACGTTCCCCCCGCATAATATTCTAAAGACGGGAGAGGATCAATACCTAATCGAGTTAGCAGTCGCAGGATTCACTGAAGACGAGCTCGAGATCGAAGTAAAGAACCGTACACTTAGCATTCGAGGGTCTGTAAACGACACTAGAGAGTATATTCACAAAGGCATTTCGACGAAGAGATTTGAACGCCAGTTCCGTCTGTCGGAGTATGTTGAAGTAATGGGAGCTGATTTCAGGAACGGATTACTAGCCATTTCACTGGAAGTAATAATCCCTGAAAGTCAGAAGCCTCGTAAAGTAGCAATTAATACAGGTGTCACCTACCAATCGACACCGCAACTTTTAAACGAGGAGAGCAACAATGGAGAAGAGCAGCCGTCCCAACTCTAAACTAGAGGAAATGGGTTGGATGTTCGCAGGACTATCAAGTGTATTCGTGATAGCCGTCTGTGTCCAACAACTATTGTAATAAATAAGGGGGAGTCACATCCCCCTTTTTTGTGAGTTATATGAAAGCAATACAAATTGTCATGAGAGGAGACGAACGGTCTGAAGAGTATGCTGCACTCTCCCGTCAGTCTTTTCAACGCGCCATCGACGAAGGATACATTGATTCTATTGAGACCTTCGATGCGATCACTCCGCAATCAGATATGTTTCAAGAACATGTAGACAAGTACACATGGTCTAAAAGTCTCATGACACTAGACCTCATATCCGGTAAAGAAAAAGAAGATCACTCACCTACAGAGAAAGCTGGAATGTGTTCTCACTGGGAACTCATGCGACAACAGGGCGAGACACAAGAAAAGTTCTGGATCATGGAACACGACACATGGTTGATAGAAGAACGATACGAGTCGTTTAAACTTCTCGCTGAGTACGCCGAAAACACCCTCTACGCGAACATAGGTCTATTCATGGGTATGTACTGTATGGACCAGAGATTTGCGCACTGGGCGCATCATATGATGACTAAGAAACAATTTCCTATCAACTGTGGGCCTTACTGTGTGTTACAGAGATTGTTCAGAACATTCACCACAAGCCACCTAGAACTACCAGAGATTGATTACTTCGGAATAAAAAATACTTCTTTACATCCGTGGAACGAATGTGATACAATAGGTGTTGGTCGTGATATTGGGATCTACTTTAATCAAAGGGATCGTCATAAAACAGGCATCCCGAATCCGACCACTCAGGTGATTTCAAAACGGATTGCAGTGACACAGGACCATCATGGGTATAAAGACAAACACATTGAGGAGCCTTGGACAAGACATAAATTTTTTCATATTATTGATTGACAGAACCTATTCTTTTCTGTATAATGTCCGACATGACTAGATTTTATACAAATGTTTGCCGCATAGGCAACAACATCTTATATCGCGGATATGATAACGGAAAACAAATCAAAACCCGCGTCCCTTTCAAGCCAAAACTTTATGTGACTGGCGACTCCCCTTCAGATTGGAGATCCTTAGACGGTCAGTCTATGGTTGAGATGCAATTCGAGACCATGAAAGAAGCGACGGAGTTTTCTCAAAAATACCGAGATGTTTCTAACTTTAAAGTATTTGGACAAAACAACTATGTTGCACAGTTTATCTCAACATACTGGCCCGAAGAAATCAAGTTTGATCGTGACCAAGTTCGTGTTCTCAACATCGATATCGAGGTCGCATCTGACGAAGGATCTCCAGAACCAAGGTCTGCAAAGCATCCTATCATCTCGATTGCCATTCGCAAGAACGACGGCGCTTATTGGGTCTGGGGTCTCAACGACTACACTCCCACACGTGAAGATGTTCTGTTCATTAAGTGCGACAACGAGATGGATCTCATTCGTAAGTTTGTAGATCACTGGATCACTTACTCGCCTGACATTATTACTGGATGGAATACACGATTCTTTGATATTCCTTACATCGTCAACCGTTGTTACAATCTGTTTGGTGACGACACGTTAGTAAAACGTCTATCACCGTGGGGTCTCGTGCGCGAGAGAATTCAGAAGATCAACGGTCGTGAAAACCAAGAGTACGTCATCGAAGGTATTGACCATCTTGACTACATCGAAATCTTCAAGAAGTTCACGCTCAATACGCTTGGTCAACAAGAGTCGTATCGTCTTGACCATATTGCACACGTCGTTCTTGGTGAGCGCAAACTCTCGTACGAAGAGCACGGTAATCTGCATACACTGTACCGAGAAGACTACCAGAAGTTCATAGATTACAACGTGAAAGACGTTGAGTTGGTACACAAGATCGATGAGAAGCTTGACCTAATCTCTCTGGTACTCACTATGGCGTATCGTGGCGGTGTGAACTACACAGATACTCTTGGTACGACCGCGATCTGGGACTCGATCATTTATCGTATGCTGAACAAGCAGAAGATCGTCATTCCGCCCAAGACAGAGAAGCCCAAGACTCCATATCCTGGCGGTTACGTGAAAGATCCGCAAGTCGGCGCTCATGACTGGGTGACATCGTTCGACCTGAACTCACTGTATCCTAACATTATTGTACAATACAACATGTCCCCAGAGACCGTGGTCGATGGTATTGTGCCCGATGTGTCTGTCGAGAGTTTCTTGGATGGCAGAACAATCAATGATTCTGAGTATTCACTTGCGCCCACTGGTATTAGGTTCTCGCACGACCGCAAGGGCGTGATCCCAACTATCATTGAGCAGTATTATGCCGATCGACGCATCATCAAAGACAAGATGCTAGAACTTGATCGCGAGTATCAGAAGGACCCAAGCAAGTCTCTTCAGTACAAGATCACTTCACTAAATAACCAACAGATGGCGATCAAGATCTTGATGAACTCACTCTATGGTGCTCTAGGCAATAAGTGGTTTCGTTACTTTGATCAGCGAGTCGCCGAGTCTATCACCATGGCTGGTCAGTTGGCCATCAAATGGGCAGAGAGGTGCGTAAACAATGAGATGCAGAACATTCTCAAAACAGATGAAGATTACGTTGTGGCAATTGACACAGACTCCGTTTATATCCGAATGGGCGATCTTGTTGATCGTTTTAATCCCAACAATCCTGTCAAGTTCTTAGACAAAATTTGTTCTACACATTTCGAGAAGGCGCTAGATAAGTCATACGCAGAGATGGCAGAAGTCACTGGTGCGTATGTTAATCGCATGGAGATGGGACGTGAGGTAATCGCGGATCGCGGTATCTGGATGGCAAAGAAACGATACATCCTGAACGTCCACAATAACGAAGGTGTCCAGTACGCAGAACCCAAACTCAAAATGATGGGCATCGAGGCAATCAAGTCTTCCACTCCGCAGGTTGTCCGAGATAAGTTTAAGGAAATCTTCCGCGTTATTGTGGAGGGTACTGAGTCTGACACTCAAGGATATATCCGTGACTTCCGGACTCACTTCAAGACCTTACCCCCCGAAGATGTTTCTTTCCCTCGTGGCGTGTCGGATCTAATTAAGTGGCAAGACCGCGATACTGTGTACAAGAAAGGCACACCTATCCATGTCCGCGGCGCGTTGTGTTTCAACAATGCCGTCACACAAGCGGGACTGCAGAATAAGGTAGAGCTTGCGAAACAAGGCGAGAAGATTAAGTTTATCTACCTAAAAGTTCCGAACAAACTAGGCGAGAATGTTGTATCGTTTCCGTTAAACCTTCCCAAGGAGTTGGGACTACACACTCATATTGATTACGACACAATGTTTGACAAGACTTTCCTTGACCCACTGGAACCGATCCTTGACGCGGTGGGGTGGGCCGCAGAACCTGCCGCAACTCTCGAAGACTTTTTCGTTTGACATCTGACACCAACTATAGTATAATACGCATATGAAAGATTTAAAAACTCCACTTCGATACCCCGGCGGCAAATCACGTGCCGTTGATTTCCTATTTTCTTCGGAGAATATGCCCGTTGCCGACATCCGCGAATACCGCGAGATGTTTCTTGGTGGTGGGTCGTGTGCGTTCGCGTTCACTAAAAAGTTTCCCCATATTCCCGTCAAGGTCAATGACAAATACTATAACCTGTATTGCTTCTGGAAGACTCTTCAGTCTCGTGGTCAAGATCTTGCGGATAAACTACACGTAGTCAAGGACGAACTTTCTGCGGCAGAGGATTCTTTGCAAGCACACATTGACTATTACCACGTCATGCGCGAGGGTCTGAACACCGCAGAAGATCCCTTCGAAATCGCGTGGCAGTTCTACATCATGAATCGATGCTCGTTCAGTGGACTGGGTGAGACTACTGGTTCGTTTTCAAAAGATGCGGTGCGTGACCTATTCAACCATCGACTGATTGGTAAGTTGCCCAAGTTCTCTGTATTGATGCGCAACTGGGAAATCACCAATGAGGACTACTCGTATCTGTTGGATGGCGCGGACAAGAACACATTCATCTTTGCGGATCCACCCTACGACATCAAGTCATTCATCTACGGTAACAATGGAGATATGCACGACACTTTCTGTCACAAGCGATTCCACGATGAACTCGACAACACCGATGCGATGGTGATGATCACCTACAACTCTAACGACACACTCAAGCAGGCATATACTGGTTGGAGTCAGTTGGAGTGGGATTTGACTTACACGATGCACTCCGGTAAGAAATATCGTGAAGACGAACACAACCGGAAAGAACTATTGATCTGGAATTATGAGGAGCAGGGGGTATCTACCCTTGACGCATTCTTCGGTTGAAGATGTGAGATAATTCACATCTATATAGAATTAGACT